GAATAATTCCTCAGAATCAATGATGTATAGTCTTCAGCAGTAACCATTCTGTTCTGTGATGCGTATTGAAATGGAGCATTTTTTCTAATAGATTCTACGGTCTCTTTAACTTGTCCTCCGGCAGAGTTTTGCAAAACAATCGGTCTTAGGGTTTCCGTAACTGGATTATCTACTGTATTAATATTTACTTGAACATTATTAAAGCTGGATGCACCGTTAGCAGAGGCGCCTTTTGTAGATAGATATTCTACCTCAATCCTACTACCAGCTGCAGGGGCAATCCCAAATGTAGATCCGTCGCCGAATGAAAGTTCAAAGTCACCATTCGGGGCTTCCTTTAGAATGTATACCGTAGAGCTAGAAGAGATACTTGAAACGTTTAGGATGTTTTGGTAATCTACAAACTCTGTAGCACTTGCAGCATCATAGACCCTTACTGAAACTGTATCTGCATCTAATGTTGTATCTGGAATAATGTAAACCGGATTATCAATATATTGACCCACGACGAACGTTTTCCGCTTTAGCGTACCTTCATAAACCGGGATAGCAGTTGAACCACTTGATGTTTTGAATTCATAGAAGCCCTGACCATTATCTGTGGCATAATATGGTTCTATAGTTCTAAATGTAAATGATATGTCATCAACCGTTGTATTAAATCCTGTATATGACGGTAGTTGAATAGTAGCTTGTCTAGGCTGTTGTGACGAAGGAACAGTAATACTTAATCTTAAATTAGCTCTAGATGCTGTATCTGTATCAGGAATGTAACCAATACCTTCAGCTAGAGACACCATAGAGCTTCGAAGCTGTGCAGTTGGTAGGTAAGATTCGTTTAGTGCAAAGTTAGCAATGAGACCATTCATATGTGTATTATGTGCAAGAACATCTAAGATGTTCGATAAGGCCGAAGCTTCAAAGTTATAGTCAGCAAACTCCTCTTTACTCTGTAGGAAGGTCTTTAGATTATTCTTTATATTATTAAAGTCTAATGCGGTTGATCTAATTGTAGTTGCCATATTATCTTAGCCTTGATACTGAGGTTGTAAGGGTTACCAACTCTTGGGTGTTAATGACCTGGTATTCTAATGTAACACTTAAACTGTTATAATCTTCTTCTGCCTTTACGTCTAATTTTCTAACAAGAGCTCTTGGTTCATATAACTCAATTTGATATGAAATCTCATCCCTTAGTTCTTCTTCCATATCAGGATCATCGATCAGCTCAAATAACTTAGATGTAATATTTCCACCAAAAAATGGTTGAAATGGTTTTTCAAAATGGTTAGTCAATAGCAAATTTTTAATTGCCTGACTAACAGCAGCCGCATCTTTCTTGATATAGAGTTCACCATTTGGTTTAGCAGTGAACGAAATATCAATGTCCCGATAGACCTTTTTTCTACTAGTAATTAGAGTACTAGTATTAAGATCCCCGTCCTGTTTGGATAAGACTTTTGTTACTGCCATGTTCTACTCTTTTTACATATATTTATACGTGTTAACCAATCTCAACAATCTCGTTCTCTGAAAACTTAAAGTCGTTAAAGGTAGTTGCTAACTTCCTATTGAATATACCAAAATAGTTTTTATCGAATGTCGGGAGCTTTACTATTAATCTGACTGTTAGAGATGCATCTGGGGCCATTGTGTCATAGGCCAAAGTAAGTTCATCAAAATAAAAGCTGTCCTTGATCTGAAGTGCTAACTCATAAGTTCTAGAGTTATCGACTCTACCTTTCTGATTGACTACCTTATATACCATTGCCTGACCGGTTCTTTTGTAGTCGTTAACACCTCCTGCGGTTACCTTTTCATTTGGGCCAACATTATATACACCCTCTGATATTAATATGCTTATTCCAGGCAAAAGATCCACTTCATTTACCCTTGATATTAATAAAGAATGCACGTATAGATTAGGAAACAGCACCTCTTTCTCTTTATCACTTAAGGTCTTAAATCTTCTAGATCCATATGGTGCAAAGAATGCTGATATGGGCGTCCCAGCAAATTTATCTGTTACCTTTAAAAGGCTAGGTGCTTTCCAAGGCGAATCCAATCCTACAAAGATTCTATGTTCCGGATTCTTTTTTAATAGGATAGAGGTCTTTTTTACGTTTGCAGAGTTTATCCTATTGGATGCAAATATGGGATCAGGGTCTTTATCAAATGACCTTCCGGTTGTAACCTTAGGCTTGGCATCGTTGTAATTAGCACCAATAATGCCTTCTTTAATTAATGTAGTAGTAAACTTTTCATTTGCCCTATTCGTGGGATCCCTTAGCTTGGATCTAGCTAATTCTTGTGTTATGGTAAAACGATCTGCCATTAAAATATTCCATCATAGTCTGCGGTTCTATCAATATAGTTTTTAATACTAGCCTCATGATCAACTGTTACCTTCTTAATACCACCAGCAGATCTGGTGAGATATGTTGTAACCTTTTCTGCAGTTGGTTTAGCAATTGTAGGAGTGGGTGTACCAGTATATGTACCCCCTCCAGAACCGGGACCTAATGGTGCGGATCCTGCTTCATCTGCCTTTTCTGCGAATTTCGATTTGCCATTTAAAGACCCATGGAATGTAGGAGCAGTAACACCTTCTTCGAACACTGCACCCTTTCCACTAAACAACATACTAGTTCCGCCAATAGTTCCTGCACCCCCTTGTACAGTCATATTATTAGCTGATAGAGTTAAGTTATCAGATGCAAGATTCATAATGTCTGCAGAGGTAGCAAAGAAGTTACCCTTTGTTGGCATATTCACATTGCCCTCGGTGTTCATAGTGTAATCCTTTTTAACAGAATTATAACTAGAACCTAATACTGTGGTTGCGACGTTTTCTGTAACAAAACTAGAAACGGATCCTTTTACTGTTTGAGTGATTCCTCCATAGTTAGCTTTTACCTCGTCACCACCTACAGTTTCATTCTTATCGTTTCTTACATTTAGGTTAAAGTCTAAACAGTCTATGTTAAACTCTCCATCTACCTTAAAATCTAGATTACCTTTATAATGAATGTTACCATTACCTGTGATGATGACTGTTTGATCCCCGCCTGTACATTCTATTTTATTCTTTAAGGCTGATATACAAATACTTCCATCTGCACATAGTTCTATGCCTGCACCACTATTATGTTTAATCAGGATTCTTTCATTACCAGGTGTGTCATCCATTTCAAACGTATGACCGGTCATTGTTTCAGTGATTCTATTTAAACCGTATTCAGGTACAACACCATCGGTCATGGTTAGATCTACATTCTCATCATAAACTGCCCAAGTCAGTGAGTTTCTTTTTTCACCAGTATACGACTGGTTCATACTGCTTCGATACATGTACTCTGGTCTAGGAAATTGTCCTGTATCATCTTGGGGTAAATTAGTCTTTGCCATATTTAACTCCGATATTCATCCATAAGGAAATAATTCAAAGGAAGTGGTCCCTTTGATGGATCGTAATTTGTATTAGGGGGTCTTTTAATATACCAGCTGTTTAGCCATTTAGTAGGATCTGAATATGACTTGGCTGGGGTATAATATTCATTACCCTCATCATTTAATACGTAGAAGTGTCCACCTCCAATTGTCTGATCATTAATAATTACTACTCCAGGTGCTGCATCTAGAATATCTTTTACTAAATTAGTTAAAGCCCTATTCTGAGCAGGAGATGATGATTGGTCTGCAGGCGCTGCACCGATGCATATACAAATAGAAAGAGGATAATGTTTTTTCATCAATTCGCTTTGGCCCAACACGAATTCTGTTTCTTTTTCTATCGGTCTTCCTCTTTCGACAAGGCCTTGGCTAGATACAAAGAAATGGAAAGGCGTGCCGAGGGGAAAAACTCGGGCATATTCCCTATGAATATCCTTATGGGTTTCAAATCTAGGAGGCATACTGAAGAATATAATCTGTGTAATCTCTCTTTCTGCATTCGATAGCTCTGCATAAACTTCTCTCCCAACTACTGGGGCAAAGTTTCTGCGATCATTCAAATCAGTATCTGCCTCTCTCCACTGTGAGGTAGTTAAGTCGATATAGTTTACGTCTAGGTCAACGTTTACCTCATCATTCTTTTTCTTAATTTGTTTGGTGTAGGTGTTGTCCACAGACTTAACTATATTGATAGCCTGATTTAATGTTAGATCTGATTTATTTTTTAGGATAACCGCTGCATCTCTTATCTTACCCGATTGAATAAGTTTTACGATCTCAGTGGTTTCCTTTTTATCCAAGACTATCTTTACACCATTTTGAATAGCAATAGAGTTTATAATGTTCCGGGTTGGCGCTAGAAACTCTTCAATAGTATTTTCAATAAAGGAATTAAATCCATTGAACACTGATCCAATTATATCATTAGCTACAGTTTGAAGGTTATTTACTAGACCTTTCAGATTATTAAAAGTATTCTCTGCAGACCCTAACACTTGGCCTAAAACATTGTTCAGGTTCTTAGTATCCAATTGTATCTTAAACTCTTCAGCAATTTTATCTAGATTCATATCTTTATTGATATTTGCCTCAATGGTTTTAGCTGTCTCATCGCTGAATTTCTCTAAGGCGCTTGCTACGGTATCTGAAAAGGGTGCTAGAACTACTACGTCTAATCCACCATCCTGGGTTAATCTTGAATCACCTGTTATAGATGTTAAGTCAGTTCGGTCATCGCCAACTTCTTTAACCATATCCTTAAAACTGGTCTCTAATTCTGCTACGGCTATTCCTACCTGATACTCTAATCCGTCATTCTGTGTAGTAGATTTTACTATTGCGTTCTTGGATTCCTTCGGAAAGGTCAAGGATAACTTTCCCTCGGCCACTGCAGCATCAAGGGTTTTTTTAGTTTCGGGGCTTAAGTTGCCTAGTTCACTTTCAAAATATTCATCCAAATTTGACATTATTGTACTCCAGTATTCCTAGCCTTAGCCAAAGAGGCATACCACTGTCTCTCCGCTAAATTAGCTTGCTGTACTCTCTGAGACCAATGGGTCTCTACCGCCACCTCATACTTTTTCAAGAATCTCCAAGCGGGGTTTGACAGATCTTTATTATTTACTGTAATCTCTGTTAGTAGTGCAGGATTAGAAAGTTCATTCCAAACTTGGTGTGAAGGATTAGTTTTCATATCATGAATTAAGAACTTAACTTGGGTAAAGAAATCATCCCAATTCTGTGGGGGTTGTTGGGCTTTTGCAAAAGCTTTTAGCTGTTGAAATCTTTGAACGTTTTCCGCGGCATTCCATTGAGCTAGCCCATATGAATCCTCACTTCCATTTGCTGGTTTATAATTAGCCTTTGGATTAAACCTAATACCATCCTGGAAAGATTCAATAGCTAAGTTTCCTACAACACCTGCAGCACCTCTTACAGGTAGCCCCTCATCGGTTAATATTTTCATTAGGATCATTCTTCTTTGATCTGCGTCAGCTTTTCCGTCATTATATAATGATACCAAATCATCAGTTATAATTACTGGAGTAACCTTTCCACTGAAAACGGATTCAGTTTGTTCGTCACCACCATTAAAAAAATTATCGCTGGATCTTGAATTAGCCCTTTGTACTGTCGATGGGACTTCCGTATGAGGGATAGATCCTAGGATCAAAGGAAGTTGGGATTGTTTACCATCTAGGAATATACCGAAGACAAATGCTGTCGGCTGTAGCTGTGGGGAAAGGCCAAGACCCGAGGTTCCTGGTTCGGTGGTAGGTATTAGGGCTTGAGCGTAAGGAAGATACTTATCATCTACTTCGTCACCATGTAGACCATGGATTCTTACCTTGAATCTACCCTGGCCTTCTGGGTCTTTCCCCTTGACCGTTCCAAGCCACCATCTAACATTATCCCCGTAAAACATTCTTACTCCCCGACCCAACTTTTGCCACATCCATTTGAACATTATGAAGACCATCTAATACATTAAATACATGTTTAGTTCTTAATATTAGGAAACTCCCAGATCTGTCCGGATTGGATAGTTCTGGTTCTCCGTCATCACTTTTAAGAATATTAATGTCCACTAGGTTTCCCACTGTAGATTTCAAAGATGGAGTAGAAAATATCATTCCTGGCATTTGGATAGTTATATAGTTAGCAAGTAGATACCTAAGAATGCTTGACCTTACTACTTTTAATATATGATCCTCATTTTTAATTTGTCCGGCAAAGCTAAGAACAGATTTATCATCACCAGTTCTATCTATGGTATCTCCAGTCACCACAAAATTCACCGCCCCGATATATTCAGACAAGGTTTTACCCCCTTTAGGGAACCCTTCCTCGTTATAGATTGCTGTTAGATTATCAAATATGTTTAACCGCTGTCTCCCAACGGGCTTATAAACCCCTTGCTGAATTTGATTAGCTAACTGCTGCTCCATACTAATAAATCGGGAATCAGATTTAGAGGAGTTAACATTCACGCTCTCTAGTCTTGATCCATATGCTCCAAGTCTAGCTAGTAGATGAGCGTGATTTTTTTCAGTCTCATCAATCGCGCCGATAGTATGAGCTAGATCATCCCCGTCAACACCGTCAGTTGATGTTCGTGCTCTAGAATAAACAAGAGGTCTATTAGGATTAAAGCTTTCTCTTTCAATGATACTTTCTAAATCTGTAAGGACTAAATTATTTTGGTTCAATGTTGAGTAGCAAAAGTAAGGCAATCCTTTTTCAGTGGTCATTCTATTTAGGATTGTATTTACAATTTCAAATGGAGTTTGCCAAGGGGCAATATATCTAATGTCACCCTGATAAGATGGCTTCCAATAATAGAAATCTTCAGCATCATTACTTTTAATAGGAATTTGTGAGGAGCTTTTAGTTCCTGGCGTAATAATAACTTCCTTATTTAGCTCACTACGAAGGATTTTTCTAATAATGTTTTCACCATATCCCTGATAGCCTCTATTGATTTTATTCACCTTATCAAAGTATGCTACGTCCTCAATAAGATGTAACTTCATCAAGCTCATGTTTGGATTACCAGCCACAGGGATGTTATCTGAGATAGAATCAACCCGAAAAGATTTCTCCATCATAGGCATGTTTGGGGATATGGAACTTCTATATGTAAGCACAATCTTTTCTGTGCCTTTAAAACTGTTAATGATCCCTTGGTCTTCCATCATAGAGAGTTCAGCAGTCAAATAACTGTTGAATATACTTTCGTACACTACAAGCTCTAATACATTTGTATCCTGACCGTCTGAAGCAAGTAAAACTTTCTCAGAGATTCGCTCAGGAATATCTAAGACAATACTAGAAATATGGATTTGCTCAGGTGAGAAAGGTCCTATTGTCATTTTATGATCTTAAAGCTTTTTGGAATTCTGTGTTTATTTTGTTGGCCATGGCTTGGGTAAAGACCTTAATTTGACGGAGGTTATCATTTTGTTCCTGTAATCTATTTAGATATGTTGTAGGGGTCTTATCCCTAAGAGCTGGAAAGTCCGGTCTATTATCAAGATAAAGCGTATCGGAGTTAAAATCGACTGGGAGATCGTACCACGTACCATCTGAATTAGAATAGTGATGTACAGCATTTTGTTGATCCACCACTCTATGGACATCCACTCGTTTTACATTATCAGATGTCCAGGTACTAGGATAAACGCCATTCCTGGATTGTACCTCACCTCCGTTGAATGTATAAGTGGATACAGTTGCCGTTGCAGTTGCTCTATCGCCTGATGTTGCTGTTGCACTATCTGGAAGAGCAATGGTCACTGTAGGGGTAGTAATGTAATCATCACCACCATCGTCTACTTCAATTTGAGTTACCACGCCATTAGTTACAAACGCCGTTGCCCGTGCACCTTCTCCGCTTCCACCAGTGATAGTTACCTTTGGTGCAACAGTATAACCAGACCCACCATTTGTTATTGTAATGCTTTTAACCTCTTTGAAAGGTTTTACAGTAATTTGACCTAGATCTAAATTCTTTTCAAGGATCTTACCCTTGAATGTAGGATTGTTTATATCCCCGGCAATAATAATATTATTCACATAAAATTCATTATATAGTTTATAGGTAGTCAAAAAGGTTTTGTTAGGATAAAATTCCTTTGCCAAACTCCTAACCTCCTGCTCATCCAATGGCCAACCTTGTTGTCTAAGATTATCGTTCAGCAAGTAAAAAGTCCAGTAGTAATCTATTGTACCGTACAACTCATATGATAATGTATCAGGTCTCATCCCATCAGTTATAAAAAAATTTTCATATAAAGCCGCGTCATCAGACACCTGATCTACCAGATCTATATATGTAGTGATATTCTGGAAAAGTGCAGTGGTGAGTTCATTACCAAATGTATAATCAACTAATGGATAATTTGAAAAGAAAGTCATGTTTGGTCCTCTTAATAACCCTCAGTAATATCTTGAGCAGTCAGTGCAACTGTTTCAGTAAACGTTAATGTTATATCAGTCTCTTGGAAATTACCATCTGAATGGAAAGCCATAGAGGACTGGTTATACTGTACAGCTACGTCAGTTAGATAAGATGGCTTAATATAGGTTGCTACGTCTTTATTTCTATACTTCATTTGAATATCGAAAATACTAGGATAACGGAATGCAGCTTGTATTCCGGCTTCTCTCTGTGACTCTGGGTACATTTCTTCACGGAAAAATCTTACAATTCTTTTTACCTCTTCGGCCTCTTCGTGACTATCAGGAATCATTTTAAACGTAAATCTAAATGTTCTAATTTCTGGTCCAGCTAGGATAGCTCTTTTGTTTGGATTTAAGGCAATACCGGTTGTACTACTAATAGCACCCGCCACACCAGTATTTAATTTAGAGGCGATTCTCATCGCAGCAACTTGTGCACCAGGACTACCCAGTCCATAGTTAATCGTGTCTCCAATATTGGCAAATGCATTGCGAAAAGCCGTTCCCAGAGCAGGAAATAGATCAGCACCAGATTGCAATGCTGCTTCCGTTCCGGCACCTAATATACCTAAGTCTACGTTGTTATATGTAACTCTGTCTTGGAATCCCATGGACATTGGTAGATAAAGGGTACACTTTCTCCCGCTGCCAATTCTAAGAGGAAGTTTACTTTTATATGTACCTTTGTCTTTCGCAACTAAAGCTTCTCTCGCACTCTTCCTTGCCGCTTGTTGAATTATTTGGTTGTCACTTCCTAAATTTGAAGATACTGTTTGATCAACATAGGCGCCTATAAGTGCATCTAGTGTTTTATTAAAAATATTTTGCTCTTCGTTTTTCCTGGCTGTGAAAATTACTCGACCCTGATATGTCTCTTGGTCTGTAAGAGGATACCTCATTCGTTCTTGGCCTGCTAAGGCTACAGCTTGCTTCTGCTTTGCCGTGCCATATTGCTTATAGGCACTTCCTCTCCCAGCTTCCCCGAAGTCGTTCATTTTTTATCCTTAATAAATATTAAAAAGTTAAAAGTATTTATATGGTAATTATGGCATACTCTGGAAGATATAAGGTAAAGAACCGAAGCAAGTATAAAGGGAATCCTGACAATGTAGTCTTTAGATCATTATGGGAACGTAATGCTTTTAAATGGTGCGATGATAATCCAAATATAAAGAGTTGGGTATCCGAAGAGGTTGTGATTCCATACTTCTATGATGTGGATAAGAAATATCACCGATACTTCATGGACTTAAAGATTACTTATAACGACGGCAAAACCGTACTCGTAGAGATTAAGCCAGCCAAGGAAACAACCCCACCGGAATATAAAGGTAGAAAGACCAAGCGTTATATTACGGAAGGTATGACCTATGTCAAAAACCAGAACAAGTGGAAAGCTGCACAGGAGTACGCACTGGATCGTGGCTGGGAGTTTCAGATCTGGACAGAAAATCATTTAAGTGCATTAGGCATTCTACCGAACCCTAAAAAGAAACTGAAACCACTTGCTCCAATAAAAGTTAAAAAACGTACATAAATAGTACCATGAGCAACTTATTTAACAAACTAGAACTACAGGCGTTTAGGGCTGGTATTACACCCAGGACCAAAGAATCAAGAGATTGGTTTAGACGGAAGGCAATGGCACTCCGTAATGTTAGTCGTAGTGCTTTGATGAAGGAAGAACCAGTGACACTATCAGATCGATCCGTCGTTGGATCGATGTACATGTTCTTCTATGATCCAAAGCATAAGGACACACTACCATTCTATGATTCGTTTCCGTTGGTAATTATGATAGATAAAGCTGAAGGTGGATTCTTAGGATTGAATCTGCATTATCTCCCACCAGTTCTTAGAGCTAAGTTCCTTGATGCTTTGCTGG